GGCTCCAAAAACCGTTCACCAGGCACGCCACGTATAGCTTCAAAATCAGTTAACCTCCGTATTTTCTTCTCATTACGAGCAATCACAAGGAGAGGATCCAACCAATCATCAACACAATGTGCTAACAGTTTGGGACTGAATTGTTTGGCAGGATTGACTATGTGTTCGAGAGTGGCATTATAACCTTTCCAATTCGGTTCTAGTTTGGGCTTGCCCCACTTACTAGGAACACCACACTCTTCCTCTACATGGTGTGATAAAATGGAAGGAACGACTCTACTCTTCATCTTAGTACGCAGCTTTGTAGCTCCTAACACTTCAACTTGAGCATCTTGTGGTAAATTCGCAGCCATTGACATTGGATGCACATCGCAACTAGATAGAACTTCTCTTCCTAGCTGCTTGTCCGGCATAGTTCCTCCACTAGGAGGTAACAGAACATGATCTTTAGAATCTAGTCTCTCAATAAGCGTTTGTAATTTGCTCTGAGTGATTGTCATCATACAACCATAATTGTTCCGTACTGGATTTCCTCCAATGTGAAAGCCCAAAATGACTGGACTTTGGTCTCGGAAATAAGCATACCCATGCACGCGCCTTTCCTTGACATTTTGGTATGATATGCTCCTCCATACATTCGATGCTTGTACTTATGCCCTATCGTTCCAAAAGATACTGATATTCTCTCTTTCTCAGCACCCGTATTGGCAAATCTAGCAAGAAAGGTGGCTATACAACTTCCCGAAGGATAGTTCTTGGGTAGCCATTCAGTCCTATCTTTAAGATCTGGACAATTCGGAACGAAAACAGCTATCAAATCCAATTCTTCATCTTCGACGTAATTGGTCTCGTCCAGAGTGAACTCGAATGTTGTTCCCGGCTTGCCGGAACCTCTATCCACAAGAATGCGCATGTCCTCATGTTTTTCTCCATTCAGATTACTGTCTTTGTACAAAACGTGAGAAGGCATGAGTGCAATTCCTTTTCTTGGGAAGAAAATGTTACACTTTGTTGAAGTATTGCCTGCTTTACATTGAGCAAGAAACAAGTTGTTCCGAGTTAATGCTTCCAACATATCACGAGAAGCAACACATTTCATTGAGTCACTTGATTCCACCGACATTCCAAGTTTATTCATCATGAAACCGAACCAACCTGGTTGAGATTGAACTTCGTCTGGTGTTATCGTTTGCGGTTCAACATTGCTAAGTCGGGATTTA